GTTGTCCCAAAGTTGTTCACGAATACTACGTGTAAGAGAGGATAAAACCCCTAGAAACGCGTAGCTAGTGTGCTGTGGGTAATACTTTCCCCACTTCGGATAATCCTCAGACACATCAGAAATGTTGTCAAGTAGACTACAGATCTGTGTGATGTAAGAACTACCCTTTGGCTTGAGAGCCGACCTCAGTCGTTGCGCAGATGACAAACCAATGCCATCAGTGAGCGCGAATGACTCACGCTCTACACTGGACTTAAGTCCCTGACAAAGGAGAGATTCTATGCGGTCTTGTATTGTCATCAATACATCCTCCTGCATAAAGCGAGAAAGAAGACGAGACACCGCATCAGTCCGGGTTTGGATAAGACCCTTCCTGATGCGACCGGCTAGGGACCTAGCATCATTGAGAACCTTTTGGGCTCTATAATCAACAACGGAGTCCCAAAGCGAACATAGTTCCTCTGGTGTGAAGCCATTGCGCTGGATGATATCATTGCTGACAGGCCCATTCTCAATGGGGCATGCAAGCATGTCATTGCATCCTAAAGCTGCTAGTCGAGATAACCAGAATGACCTTTCTACCTTCGATCGGTCTCCACGTGGAGAACCATCTGGTATTGGTTGTTGGAGGTTCACAGACACAGAGTACCAAGTCGCCTTAGTGACGACGGGCATCTTACCTGGAAAGCAGAACATGCTGTCGTAGATATACGCTCCTGCAAATTCTGCTACCGTTGACGACTCAACACCTTTCGACGTTGAGATCGTTACACCAATCTTAGGGAGAAAGTCCAAGCACCAACGTGCGAGGCCTGGATCGCCTACTACCAAGTCATCGCCAAGGACTTTGAAGTTGTCTTCATAGCCCCAGCGCTGGCAAGCACCATTGAGTAATGCTACCATAGTCATGGTATATAAAGGCATGCTGAATGGTAAACCCATAGGCTGACCACACGCTAGTCGTATGCGAGAACTCTTGTATACCGACTGGAGGTCACCACTGACACCCCAGTTACCACGTGAAACACGTGATATGTAACGAATATACTCCTTTGGAACACCAATGAGGTGAGCAAAGTAAAGTTGCAATCGCAACGGAAAGCGATCGGTCGCAGATGACTGGTCGATAGATGAAACAACTTTGTTGTGCTTCATCCAGAGCTGGGCACCAGCCACACGCTCTTCAGGGTGGAGATAACGAACAGAGTAACCACATGTCTTCTCGAGTTCTTCCAAGAACTTAAAGAGAGGACGGTCTACAGCCTTAAGAAGCAAATTGGGAGCAAAATATGCTCTTGCCTTGTTTCCCGGTTCCGCAGCCATCTGATACTCTCCCATGAGTGAGAAGGTAGGGTCACTAACTGTGATCATCTTCTGACCGTGTTGAAGATATCGGTATTTACCATTGGACACCTTGTCTATATTAGACATGACGTTCATTGGCAGGAAAGTCATTGAAGCATCAACTGGTTCCAACCAGTGCCGATGTTTGTGATAGAACTGAATTAGATAGCAAATGCCATCATAGTCCAGCTCATGCTTGGACTCAAAGATTGAACCGTACTGGTCGGAGAAGAATGACCAGTCAGGAACAGCAAGGCGCCGAGTACCTAACTCGATTAGAGAAAGCGCATCGGCAATTGCTGCAGACGAGGCCTCCGAAGGCCTT